AAGCCTTCAGGTGGGCGGAAGAATTGTCTGCTGTTGGATGTTCGTGGTTGACCTGCTGGCTTGCTGCCACGTGGACCACGTTCTGCATTTCTGAAAGGTGTGGCGTTGTATTCATCAACTTGGTCCACTTCTTCACCCATGTAAGGACCTGAAACATGCTTTGCAAAACGGTTGCCGTGTTTATCAGTTCCTTTGATAGGAGCTGATTTTCTTTGACTACGTGGCAACATCATGTTCTTCATGTATTGCTGAGCATTTCTTTCACGACCTGCTTTACCTTTCTTCACCATGCGCTTGTTGGAAGATTGACGAGCGGGTTCTGGGTTGTAAGAACCTTCTTCAAGTTTAACTTCTTCTGACATTTCCGATTGCATGTATTGTGCTGCTGACACAATGTAATCTTCTGCCAAAGTGATTTTGCTTGCCACCCATTCTGGAAGATTGGTGTTTTCATCTAGCATGTCATGCATCATTTGTGCATTACGAGCAATGGTGCGAAGTGAGGACTTGGCCATGTCACCTTCGTAATCATATTCACCCTTGTCAGCTTCATCTTTCACAGCTTCTTTCATGGCCATCTTGGTAGCTGTGGCATACATCACATTCTTGGCATCAGCACCATAACGCTTGCGAAAATCCTTGAAGCTCTTCTTCATGGACTTCACAATCTTTTCCCGCTGCTTCATGTCAGCGTCGGTCATTGTGGCCTTGTTCATGAGTTACTTTCCTTTCTTTCTGAGCTTGGCAAGTACGGCACCTGCAATCTTGGCGCCACGTTCTTTACCATACTTACGTGATGCCATCTTGGCAACCTTACCAAATGTTTTGCCAGGTGCCTTCTTGGCTGAGTAGGAAGCTTCATCTAGTTCCACTTCTTCCTTCATACCTTTCTTCTTGCCACGAAGCAACTTGAAATCATGTGCATCAATCTTGCCATTCTTGTTGGCATCAATCTTGTGTTGATTGCCCTTCAAGGCTTCATTAGTAACTTCTTCACTTTGTTCCTCACATTCAGCACATTCTTGTGTGTTGAACATGGTGGAGGCCACTTCCACTTTCAAGGCATCCAACACTTCAGCAGCACGTTGTTGTAGAATGTTGTTCAGTGTAGCTTCAGCTGCGATGTTGTCACCGCTGTCGATATGGTCAATCAAATCCAATACAGTTTCATTAAGATGTTCTTCCATTTGTGTTTCCTCTTTAATGGCGGGTTTCAACTTGGAAACATGCACAGTCACAGGATAGGAGTTGTTGTCCATGACCTGGACATTCACATGACCCATCAAGGCAGCACGTTCAGCTTTTTTGTTATCAGCAGAGTCATGACGATAGATGACTTTGCCGGTTAATTTCTTTTTGTTGTGTGTGAAGGTGACCATGTCACCAATTTTAACTTCACTTAGTTCCATTCTTCTTCTCCGGTGGAGCTGGGAAAGGACTTCCCTTGGGTAGAATGTTGCCTGGTTGATTTGGATCTTCTAGTGGTTCAGAGTAATCCATGGAGGCTGATGCCACTTCCTCCATCTCATTTTCCATCTCAGTGATTTCTTCTTCTGTGAAACGCAAGATGTTCTTCTGAATGTAGCTCTTGCTTAGATACTTGCCTACGAAGGGATCCACTTGTGTCAACAAATCAATTCGTGAACGCATGATTTCCTGGTCTTTGCTTTCTGTGTAGTAGGCATCTTGTGCGTACACATACTCAATGGATTCCACCATGTCTGTCCAATCCTGTTCCGTCAACACACCCTTCAGAATCAATTGTGTTTTCAACAAGTCATGGAACATCAAAGCAAATTGTCTACGAAGTTTGCCAATGAACTTGGTGAACTTCAATTCATCACGGGTGATTTCAGCTGCACGACCAAAGTTCAAACCACCTTGTTGTTGCAACCGTGACATGGGAACATTCAATGCCTGATACAACTTGCGTTGGAAATATTCAATGTCAGCAATCTCACCGAGATTTTGCCCACCTGGCAAAGTTTGAATTTCTGTACCCTTGCCACCTTCACGACGAGGTAACCAGAAGTCTTCCAACATGCTCATGGCCTTCTTGTCATCTCGTAGCTCACCTGTGTTCACATCATACACCATCTTGTTCCGATAGCGATTCATGATGTCCTTCAGGTATTGTTCTGCCTTCAACTTGGGAAGATTACCCACATCAATGTAGAAGATACGGCGTTCTGGCGCACGAGCCAACCGATAAATCACTAGAGCATTTTCCATCATGCGAAGCTGATTGGCTGGCTTGATGGCTTTGTGAAGATAACTCAACACCATTTGTTGGTCCACATCAAACAAACCTGATGGGGTGTAGCAGATGGCGTCCTTGGTGATTTTCAATCCTTGAACTTGTGTGGACAGAGCCATGTTTGGGGACATATGAATCCCCTTTTCATTGTACATGAAGAACTCTTCCACATTCTTCACAAATTCCACACCTGTCTTGGGTTCCTTCTCTTTGATGACGTTACGTACTTTCTTGATTTTTCTTGGGTCAATGTACCGAATGTCCGTCAAGCCTTGCTTGGGTTTTGCGGTATCAATCACCTTGTGAAAATACATTCTGCCGTCAATGTACCAACGACGAAAATAATCTTGACCTTTGTCTTTGAAATGAAGCAGGCTCAAAATGTTTTCAAATTCTTGTTCAATGCTTTTCTTCACTGTTGAAGAAATTTTCACATTACGCAAATCAATCTTCACAGCATCTTCATTGTCAAGATTGGCGATGGCTTCATTCACGACATCATCAATGGCGGCATCCACATCCGCCATCAATGAGATATCGCGGTAACGTTTGATTTGTTCTGATTCATTTTTAGCGGCACCTTCCAAATCCAAATAAGAACCGTAATACCCACCGGCTTTGATGGTGTCTAGTGCGCCGTCATCAGAAGGTGGCACAAACGAACGCTCAGTTTGTGCCGGTTCCTTCCGCTTGATTTCGTATCCAAAAATATCCATAATATGTTTACCTATCCTAGGTTAAGGATTAAACAGGTGTCACTTCAAAATGTGAGTATTGGAACGTCACATTGAATTCTGAAATCACATCGTTTGCTGAGTAAGCCAAAGCCACTTCAGAAACAGTAATTGGGAATGAGTTGTAGATGTTGTAGGTGCGAATGACTTCATCATTGCGGTCCAGTTGTGCAACTGACAAGTCACACATATATGTAGCTGGTGCCAATGAGCCACCGTTATTCAAACGGTTGTTCATCAAGTTGGACCATGATTCAAACAAACGACGAAGCTTCATGGTGGTGTCATTCAACACTGTAATGGTCCATGGATCAAATGTCCGTTCACCAGCCATCTTCACTTCACGACCACGATATTGCACGATGGTTGGATTGACGTTTGATGCTGGCAAGGCTGCAGATGTAACCAGTAGTGAGTCATCACTTGCACCTGCTCCAACAGCAGCAGGGAAAGTTAGTGTCACTAGGAATTGGTTTGGACGTGCACCACCTGCGCCTAACTTATTCTTAAATTGTGAAATATCCATTTGTTTCTTCTCCTAGAAGTTATTGATTAGGCGCCTACGATTTCTTCAAATGCCACACCAGTACGTGTTGCAATGAAGTTCAATGTGATGAAGTTGATGGAACGTGCTGGCTTGATGTAGATGTCAGCTACGAATTCGTTCCGGTCAATCACTTCACCTGTGTTATTGGTTTCATCACAGATTACGCGGAAGTCGTAGATACCACGACGACCCTTGATGTCACGGAGGAATGGTTCCACCAAGTTACGGAATTGTGCACGTGTGAAGGCATCATTGAATTCAAACAATTGATACTTGGCTGCTGTGGCAATAGCCTTTTCTAGTACGATGAACAAACGACGAACATTGATGCGGTCGAAGGCTGATGGCTTGGCAAGAAGTGTCTTGTCGCCGAACAACACAGTGCCTTCACCTGGGAATGCCACCACGGGATTCACACCCTTTTTGTAAAGTGTGTCACGGTCTGTCTTGTCTGGTGAGTAAGCCAACTTCACCACATTCTTGATTTGACCACGATTTAGACCACCTGGTGAGAACCAAGGATCAGCAATGGCGTCTGTACGTGCACATAGACCTGCCACGTCAGCATTCAATGGGATCCAGCGGTACTTGTCATTGTACTTGTCGTATTGATACTTCCAACCTGAGTCAAGCACAGCATAGGAAGTGGATGTTAGTGAGTTACGGAAGGATAAGATATCTGTGGCTTCATCGCCGGCGTTGTTGTACACATCAGCCAGCTCAGGTGAAACGAAAGCCATGGCGTCCATACGTGCTGCTGCGATGTCAATCACATCTGATGACACAGTGGCACTATGTGGACCACATACCAACAAGTTCACATCAATCAATTCTGCGTTTTCAAATTGTTCGTATGCAGTGATGAGTTGACCATCTGTTGGTGAAGCTGACACACCACCAGTCAATGACTTGGTGACCACTGCGCTCATGGTCTTGAATGTGGTTCCTGCTGCTGATGAACCCCAAGCTGTGTCAGATCCTTCCACTGATGAAGTGTGATCCATCCACCAGATGTACTTGGAGCCTTTCAACACCTCCACATAGTAGTTGTTGGCGCCTTCTGTTGTCTTGGCATCAGCTGCCTTGGACACGTTGGCAAACTTTTCCAACACTGTGCCAGCTGTACCTGAGATGAGACCATCTTCATCTACCACTACAATGTGTAATTCATCATCAGCACCACCTACAGCACTTACATATGCAGATGTACCTGGTGCATCATCAAACAAATCCGCACCAGATACAGTATCACCATTGACTGTGTAAGTCCAGCCTGAGAAAGTTGCTGAGTCAGCCATGGACACCAGGAGTGAGTTACCCAAAGCACCTGGATACTTGGCAGCAAATTCACCGACGGCACCTTGACCGCCGGCATAGTTAGCGTCCCATGCAGTTTCATTGTTGATGGCAACGGCGGTACCTGTTGACACAGCGTTGCGAGCTGCGGTACCAACGGCACGAACCACCTTAAGATTGTTTGAGTAGCTCAAGAAGTTGGCAGCTGAGAAGAAACTTGCTGCTGTTGTGTCATTTGGCTTGCCAAATGTTTTCACCAATTCAATTTCTGAACTGATGGTTACTGGGTCGAGAACTGGACCCCATTGGAAATCACCTGCGAAACCACCAATTGAGGTGGCAACAGCAGGGACTACATTGGTTAGGTCCTTTTCAACGACTAGTACGCCCGGCGAAAGTTGAAATGCCATGTTAATCTCCTATATCTGTGTAATTTTTCAAAGACCTGATTTCAATTGTCTTGGAACAAGTTTAAAATATTTATAAGTTTACGAATCTTTATCTATCTTCCATGGCAAATTTTTGTCTGTGGACCATACAACATTGTTGGCCACGAACGTTTCTTCAACGTTACCATCATCTATAAAGCCAAAAGGAGTCAATTCATCCTCGATTTGCAGCATCTGTTGCTTATAGATTCTTTCACGGACGTTCACATCCGTGAGTTCTCGAAAATATTGATTGGTAGTCAGCCATCCAAAAAGGACCAGAGTCATCACTAAATCGTCGTGATACCCTTCATCAGCTACGTAGCTACCACTTTTCTCCACGAATGTTGAAAATTCATGGATGGTTTCGGCGTCAAATATATTTAGTTTTTTCTCTTCCAGCAAACTCTTGATGGCAAAACATCCTGTTCGTTTCACCGTCTTGGTGGTTCTGACACCCAACGTAGTGGACTTGGAGAACCCTGGACTGATGAATGTTTGATTGTTTTCTTTCACTGTACTCAGAATGTTTTCATACTCCAGTTCAGAATACAAGATGTCAGCAATCTGTCCCCCGATGTCATTGGTTTCCACTAGTACCATGGCGTTGTTGTAATCTTGAGCTGTTTTACGTATCACTTCAGGAAACAACATGGGTGCAATGGTGTTGTTCTTGAACTTGCCCACCAGTTTGTATGGCATATCAGTGACATCCACAACAGTGAATGCCGAGTAGTCGCCACCCACACCTCGAGCCACGTCCACGGTAATCACGTAGGTTCGTTCACGATTGGGTTCTTCATACAACATCAATCCCATGTCATTCTGAAAGATGGGTTCCATGCTACTCATCTGAGACAGTGTTCTGCCATTAATCAACGTGTTACTGGAACCCAGGAACTCACACAACACTTCCTGATTGAACTTCACTTCCCCCAATGTCTTGCGTTGTTCTTCAGCCCAAGTCTCATCACGGCCTGGAATCTCCCAGTAGGGGATGAAGTGGCACACGAAACCATTTTTGCCTTGTTCTGCTTCATTCCAGAACTTCCAGAAATGATTGTAGCCCAATGGTGTTGAGGTCAGCAGAATCTTGGTGGTGGTACCGGCAGAAATGGTGGGGTACACTGAGGCGAAGAATTCTTCTGCCACGTTGTTGGGAATGATGGCAGCTTCGTCAATGTACAGCCAGTTCACAGATTTACCACGAATACCTGAGGCTGTGGTGGCGGCGGTGAACACTTTGCTACCATTTTCCAGTTCCACGTTACCCTTGTTCCAGGTTCGAACACCCTGTTGCATCCACATGGGGAGATGTTCGTACATGATTTGATACCGGTCCAGCACTTCACGAGCGGCACTGCCTTTGTTGGCCAAGATGGCCACCGTCTTGCTTTCCTGAAACAATGTGTACCAGAGAATACAGGCGGCTGAGGTGATGGTCTTGCCTTGCTGACGACCTTCCATCAACACCACTTTTCTGTTGTTCAGAATCACATCCACTTTCTTCTTCTGACAATCATACAACTTGAATTTAATCAAACCTTTGTCCAACGAAACAATGTGACAATAGGTTTCAATGAAGTACACTGGGTCATTCTGACACTTCACCATCTCTTGAATTTCTTCAGGGGTGAACTGATGCTGATAACCAATGGACTTTAAGTTGGGATTACCATGATATGAACTTTGTTCATCAATCATGCGTTTCCTCTATCTTGACAGGCTCGGCCGCTTGTTTCATAGCCTTCAACAATTCATGTGTGGACCCTACAAACAAATTGTTCTGGGTCTGTATTTTTGGCTTGTCTTCCTTTTCCAAATCTTTCTTGCGCTTCTGTACTTCCAGCAAGTCTTTGGCTGTGTCAGACACCGTTTTAATCAACTGTCCTGCCACTTCATAGGCTCTGGGATGGTCACTGTTTTTGGCAATGTGCAGAATGCCATCGATGGCTTCATTCCCCTTGTCAATCAGATTGCGTAACGTTTCACGTGCATGAGCCGCATCATCATCTAAAGGAACTGGCACTATGGCAGTTGTGTCTTCCTCAGTTTTCATCACATTGAACTTATCATTTAAATTATCAAACGTCATTATTCACCTGTGTAGATTTCATCAAAATCTTGAATGTAACCGTAGTTGTCTGTGGGAAGAGCTGTGGTGGGGTCTGGTTCTGTGGTGATTCTGGTTCCCACCTGTGTGTTACCTGGCAAACGTCCTTCCAACAATGTGGGGTCTGCATAGATGTTCTGGATGACCTTCTTGATGAGGTTGGCATCTCGAACATATCCGTACATATTCAATTTCACTGTGAAGCTCAAGTCCCACACCACACTCAAACGTTTGTCAAAACTGCCTTCCCATTCATCCTGGTATGATACATTATCTAGTACAATTTGCAAGTCGTTTTTCACACCAAGTTCAGGAATGGTGTTGATGGTGACATTGAAATCTGGATTGAAATAGGGAAGAATCTGTTCAATGATTTGCAATCCATCATCTTGATTCTTGGCAAACACACTCATGCTGATGCCCATGTTGTAAGGCGTGCTCACAAATGAATATCTCACACCTGTGGCGGAGGTACCTGATTCATCTACAGCACGAACATTCTGACGAATGGCTAGTTTTCTGGATGGGTCGTAATTGAAGTTGGTGATTTCAAAACCAATTCTAGGTAGTGTGATGGCGAATGTGGCACGACCTGTTTCCAGTTCTGGAGCTTCACGAATACGGTCAATGAATTTCTGCTTGGGAGCATAACTCAAAGGCACAAATAGACTTTGAACGGTCTCATCTGCATCATTGGTTCTACGAATCTGGATGTTGTTGAACAACGTGCCAAATGCGATAATAGCCTTTCTGATGTGTTGATGATAGAAGTACTGACCTTTGAACATTAGAATTCACCGAAAGGATTGATTTCACTGAAGTCCAGGATGTCACGGCCCTCAGTTTCTATAGAAGCATTATCACTGAATGGCACCAACGCACGAGTACCAAATTGTTCTTGCACGATGCTGAATCCTGATTGAAGCAGCAACACATCTCCTGATTCCATCAAGATGTTGTACTCAAACACATCTTGTGAATTGGCTGTTTCTGCTGCATCAATTTCTTGCACACCTGTGTCAAACTTTTCAGAGCTGTATTGATACAATTCACAGCTCATGCTGTAGATGTAGAACTTGTTCAATTGATAGAAAGGATTCAGATGTTGCACGAACTTGATTTCAAACATGGCGTTGGTGCGTGGAAAATAAATCAAATCACCTTCGGCAGGCCGACTAGGAATCTGAAGCAGTTCATCTGGAGCACTGCCCACAGCATCTTCCCAACGACGCTTGGACACCACGAATGTGGCTTGGTCAGTCACTTGAATACCAAACTTGGTGAACAATTCTCCATCACCTTCCCACCCTTGGATGTTGGTGAGATACATTTCAATGGGGTAGGCATTTTCAAAACGACTCAACACATCTTCTCCCAGTATCTCATCTTGTTTCACAGAAGTACGTGGGAGATAGTACACATCATGACCGTATATCTTGATGCTTTCTATGATGAGGTCTTCCAGGAGCCGTTGTTCGTTTGTGGTTCCTTGTGAACTACCGCTTTGAAAATAGAAGTTTGTGGCCATGTTAGCCTACCATGAAGTCAACGGGCAACTCGTAACGGGTTTGCATTTCTTTTTCCAACTCATTGATTTCTGCCAAGGCTTCATCAAAGATGACTTGTCCATTCAGAGTGACACCACCAGGCAGTTGCATGCCACCAAACTTCTTCATGTTTTCACCCCATTGACGTTTGATGAGAGCTGTCACATAGCGGCGAAGAAACATATCATTGTAGATTTCTGTGTAGGTTTCTGGGTCCAAGGCACGATACACTTCAAACACCACATAGTCACCATCATCAAACGTGGTGTCCATGTCCACGTCCAGATGAATGACATCCTTCTTTCTGTTGAAGGTGAAGGTGCGAGAACCTGCAAACATATCATCTAGCAGTTGTAGATGTTGTTTCACTTGTTGATAGTAGATGACATCTGATGACAGCAAGTTGTACATATCATTCAGACGGAATTGATACACCACATCAAAGATGTTGGTGCTGGCGCGACTGCTTCCTGCGTCACCAAATGGCAACACACGAATCACACCTGTCACGGCATCTGTGACGGCAAAATCACCTGAGGTCCAGCTCTTCTCGGTGTAGGCCAAGGTGGCATGAAGCGTGGTGGAGAACCCAGAAGTACCACCTGTGATGGTCTCCCCGTTGCTGAACGTGCCATTCACCTTCCGAATCTTCAAGATGTTGCTGGCCTTCACAGCATACACTTTGGCGGTGGCACCAGATGTGGCGCCTGTGATGACTTCATCTATTGTGAATTGTGAGGCGAAGATGGTGGACAAGCGAAGTTCTGAAGCTTCCACCTGAGCCTTCAGATACACACGTTCCACACCATCGAAATGATATTCATTCCAATAGTCGATAGCATCTTGTACTCTGTCTTCCACCTGGTCATCATCCACGTTGATTTCAATCACGGGGTACCCTAGACGGCGGAGACAGTAATCTTTCAATTCTTGACGAGTGGTGATAGCCATGGTTCCTCACCTAAAAGTGTTTCTAACTATTTATCTAAATTCCGAATCTACTACGTTGGGCATTGAAGTTTTGTGTGACTTCTGTAGCTGAAAGGGCCCGGTTCCAAATATAATAAGATGCTCCATTACCAGAGAAATTGTAACCTCCTGCCCAACGACCCAAAAGAATGTTAGTGGTGCCAATGAAGGAAGAAATGGTTCCACTGCCTTGTGACACGCCGTTTTTATAGATGGTGGCAGTACCTGAGGATTTCACATAGGTGTAGGTGATGTGATACCAGTTGTTTACATCCACAGAGCCGGCAGAGAAATCTGAAGCATAATGTCCTTGATAGATACTGCCACTTCTGAATACCAGATGCATTCCTTGACGAAGTGCAGTTTGGTCGGTACCAAACATAGTTCGGTCACTAGATAAGCTGGTAGGATACACCCAGGCTGAGCATGTGTAATCAGCATCATAGATGCCCAACTGACTGGCAGTTTTTCCGGTATCTATGTAATCATCGGTGCCATCAAATTGCAAATTGGTGATTTTTTCAACAGGTAAACGAAAGTTTAAATGTGCGACTTCTGTACTATTCGTAGGATAATTTTCAAACACCCATCCATATGCGTTTCCACTACCTAATCCCGGTTTACCCACCAATACGAACTCTCTCCACGCCGCATTATTTGTCCAAGAACTTACAGTACTAGAGGGAGCGCCTAAACTAATTAAATTATTGATTGTTGGTGTATCATAATTTTGTGCGGCGTGCGACCCGGCAACAATAAATGTGCAATTTGGAAATGCATTATTGATTGTATTAAAATCAGAATTGAACTTATTTAATTCAGACTGCCATCCAGTTTCAGCACCAGCCCAATTATCATAGCAGTGGCCATTTAAACGAAGCCCAGTAAAATAACTATCGGCTACCCAAGCTTGGGTGTCGTTGTTCCATACCCATAAATGTAACGCTCTACTTGCGTCATAGGTCTTTGAACCACTACGAACATTGTATCCCGGAGTAATACCTTGTCTACCTGCTATATCCCCACCGTAACTACCTTCGGGGTAGGAAATTCCAACCGCAGTATAAAAATCTACTCCAGTTAGTCGAACATCATTCAAAGAACTTATACTATCTGTTCTTGTAATAAGATTTTTTACAAGTTGTGGAGCTCCACTAAATCCAGTACATCCAAGAGGAGAAATACTGCTTGGACTTGCTGAGTCTATAGCAAAAACCAGACCAGAACGTGCTATATTAGGACCTCCAGCAGTAGCCATGTTATACTCCGAAACGTGTTTTATTGATTGAGTACAATTCTGTCACTTCTGTTTGTGACAATGCTTTACTATAGAATTTCACTTGGTACATTTTACCGTTCCATACGTTGCTGCCAACTCCACGAGACCCAATCATTCTGGGTGTGGTACCTGCGCCCAGAGATGTAACATTTTGTCGGCCATTAGCAGCTTGTAACGTGGATGTGGTGGATTCCAAGTTGCCATTCAGATATACCTTCACTTGACTACCGTTCCAAGCATACACCAGATGATATTTCGTGTTGGCTTGTAGTGTGGTGGTGGTTCTGGCACCAGTAGTATGACCACCATTATTATCAAACCAACCAGAGCCATTGTTTAAATCTATTCCAAAAAAGGTGATACCACCATAGTTATACAACGCCATCCATGTACTATTTTCTTGAATGTACAATTGATAATAGGTGCTAGAAGGAAGTGCTCCGGTTTCCAACACAAATTCATAGCTGGCAGCTACATATCCTGATTGAATGTTACTAGACAAATTTATATAGTCATTGCTTCCGTCAAACACAATATTACCTGTGGAACTATTATAGGTAGGACCATTAGTGGGTGTGCCTGTTATACTGCCTACTAAGCTACTCCAAGCAGCATTTCTAGTTCCTGCCACTAAAGGTGTCATGATGGAACCAACTTCCACTTGATGACCGTAAAAATACGTTGTATCTCCCACCCGTGTTCCAATGTAATCGCTTAAGTAGATACCATTTTCGTTTGCTTGCGTGGTTCCTGTAGCAGAAATTCTAATCCATTTACCTGCTGGCCATGTGGCAGAATTAGTGGATCCGTTATAAGAAAAAGTACCTATTTGATTGTTGTTAACATTTGTTCGTAGATACGGCGCAGAGACTCCTGCCCGATTTTGTCTGAACCAGACGGACATCGTATATGTTGTGGATGGATTAATATAGGTAAACCCACACCCATGATGTTGACTACCAACTGTATCCGTGACTCCACTGATGACTCGAAGATTGGTGGGTAATGATGGTAGATTTGGAATATCTACAATTGTGGGTTTATCAATCGTGGTGTTGTTGGTGTTCAAAGTCCAAGAACCAGAATTGGTCCATGAAATAGATGCTGCCAGGAATTCACTGCCTCCTTGTCCATTATTATAAGACAAATTTGTGGTGGGATCTCCTGGATAGCTCCGAACATTAGCAGCATCTAAACATAATACTAATCCGGTTGTCACATTATTAGGACTATGAAAGTATGCCATTATACACCAAACCTTGCTCGGGTGGCATTGAAATTTTGTGCGACTTCTGCTGCTGATAAAGCTGTGTTGTATAGATTGATAATGGCAATATTACTGTTAGTATAAGTATGGAATCCGGCGAACCCCACGGTAACTGCTTCTCCTGAAGCTGCCCATGGACCTGCTGCGGTGGCAGTTCCTATACTACTGCCGTTTACATATAGAACGTGTGATGAGCCGGATGTAGTAGCCACCACGTGTTGCCAGGTACCTATAGGTAGTGTATAAGTACCAGTACCCGGGTAAATACTTGGGTCAGACGCACCGTAGCGTTGCCATAACAATCTTCTGTCAGTTCCGTACCATAAGCCAAATGTTCTGTTTCCACTATTTCCTCCACTTCCTACAATGCGGACCCAATCACCAGAGGATGCGTTCACTTTGATCCAGGCTTCTGCTGTCATGTTAGAGGTAAAGGATGATGAGATGTTAGGACCTGAAAGATAGTCATTTGACCCATCAAACACCATGGAACCACCATTGGAACTGGAATAGGAAGTACCGTTCAGCAGATTGGAATGATAGGCATTGTTTGTCAAATCCGCCACTGCGTTTGTGGTAGTTCTACTGGCCTGTGCTTCTAGAAATCGAGCACTAGGTTTGCTGATGAGTTCGTATTGTGCTCCTGTGATGTAACATCTTTTGTTACCTGCTGTTCCAGTATAACTTGTATGAATGGAATATCCGATGGCACCAACCCACCCTCCAACACGACCTTCAATGTTAGCTCCTACACGATACCATCCAGGATATCCTGGAACTGTTTCTATAAAGGCATCTCGGTTGGAAATACCTCCCCCATAAGATATTGCTAAGGTATTCAAATTGAAATACACACTATTGCTACCGTCTCCTAACATACCAATCATGAATTCTGTGATGTCTGTGGTAACAGGATAGACATAACAAGACAACGAGTGTGTTCCGCTTTCACCACCACCTCCCCACCTACTTAAATGATGATAGCCCGCAGCACCAGATTCATATATTAATGTGGCACCATTTCCTATAGGGGTTGGTATTGTTGAACGGTATACTTTTGTTAGCTTAGTGGGGTCCGACGCCCATTCATCCTCGCTAGCGTACGCAGTTCCACTAAAATCTCTAGCATTCCTAGAATAGTTAGTGGTGGGTTCACCAAGAAAGCTTCTTACATTGGCGCCATCATAGGATAGCACCAATCCTGAAGTGATGATGTTTGGGCCGGTTTCTACACCCATTACTCAACACCAGCTATCATGGGAGGATTCCATTCTTCAGCAATTAATGCTTCCAACATTTCTTGATGTGTGAGATAATCACCTTTTGTGGTGAGCGCTTCCACACAGGCAGGTGTTTCACCTTCCCATTTCACAAATGTCTTGGTACCATCCACAGTCTTACGTAGTGTGTTTTCAGATGTTTCCATGACCTGTGAGAAGTCAATCAAAGGAATTTCAGTGGCATCAAAGATGACATAGTTTCTGTGTTCAAACATAGTTACACTCCAAATCGGTTTCTAAATGTGTTATAGTTTCTTGTGATTTCTGTTTGTGATAAGTGGCGTTCATAATATAAAAATACTGCAATCTTACCCCAGTATTGTGAACTACTTCCTACAGCAGTGCTACCATCATGATAGGCACCAATCACACAGAACCCATTATTGAAAGTAGCATTACTATTAGTGATAGTGTATTCAGTGCCAGAGGCGTTCCATTGAAAACTGTAATATGGAGACCCCTGGGAAAATTTCCAAGTGAGACAATTAAAGTTAGTATAGGTGTTAGGGATGCTTGTGACATCTACACCTGAATATAAGAATCCTACATTGTTGTTGTCGTACATCCCTAACCGATTGGACCCAGCTTCAACAATTACTTGATGGTCACTACTAGCTCCACGAATCAGTGTTCTCCACGTGGACGTACTGTTTAGAATACTACTGAATATCATAACAGTACCATCAAAATAATTTGGGACATCCGTTAAAGCACCACTGACCACCCGCTTGGCAGCACCATAACTTCCTTCAAAGTTCATGTGAGGGATGCTGCCAGCTGTTGAATAAGCTGAGGCATTGATGGTGAAGTTGTATCCATTACCTGAAATGTCTGACCAAGTGGTGCCTGTGCCTGGGTAGCTTCGAACATTACCAGCATCCAAACATAGTTTTAAACCTTCAGTTACCAGATTGGTGTTCCAGATGTTAGACATTAGATGCCAAACCTTGTTCGTAGAGCGTTGAAATTTTGCGATACTTCAGCAGAAGTTAATGCGCGATTGTAAATGAAGGCAACCGCAACATCACCTTGCTGATATTCAGTGCCTACAGTTTTACTTACCTGAATGGTTGTGGATGCAACATTGTGACTGGTTGGGGTGTCACTGGCGTATTGTGTGCCATTCACCCAGATGCTTCTGGTGGTGCCATCAAACTGAGCCAACACAAAGAACCAGGTGTTCAATGCCAAACCTGCATTGTTGTTGGATAAGCTCAAATCATTGGCCCACCAGTAATGATGGAAGTGCCCTGTACCTGTGTTCAATGTTCTTAGTGCATTAGATTGATTGGTGCTGTTATAACCCCCGATGGAAATGAATCCACCTGCACCGCTGGTTCCAGCCCAACTGCTAGGTTGACGAGCCCAGACACCCATACAATATGGACTGTTTCCTGTAGGGATGGAAGCACTCCCAGCACCTGTGAAGTAGGAATCTGCGTCATTACTGAAGTATCCAGCACTGTTCCAGGTAGGTCCATTGGTTAGTGTAACGCTGTTGCCATTTCCAGAAATGTCAAACCATGTGGTTCCAGAACCCGGGTATGAACGGGTGTTGGCTGCGTCCACAAAGAACACTAGGCCTTCGGTTATCATTCTGGGACTATAAAATGTTGCCATGATTAAACTCCGTGTTGTTGTTTCAATGTCAGCCAAGCATCATAAAATTTTTCCATCCAGATGTACTTGGGATCCCGATATTCATAATTTATCAATCCATGAAAAGTATCTTTTCCATAGTCATGAATACTTATGATGGCTACAAGTTCGTGTTTAGAAAACACAGATGCTCTGTCTGTGATGAAAGGTTGCTGCTGTAGCAACAACATTTTTCTATCAATGTAGTTCCAGAATTCTGTTAAATTTTTATCTTTTCTTTTCAAGGAACGTTTCACAACAAGCGGGCGAGCCACAGCTTCTCCCACATGATATTTGCCATCCACCTTCACCACCACTTTACCATAAGGCACGTGGTGCAGGTCATAAGGAAATTCATCCTCAAATTGTTTGTATCCTTCTGTGGTAAGTATAGTGACTAGTGCCATGATTAGATTCCGTAGCGTTCTCGTACCGCATTGAAGTTTTGAGATGCTTCTGTTGCTGTTAGTTGTCTGTTATACAATTTCATATAACCTATGTTTCCATTTAACCAGGCTCCACCGGATCCGCTTATTTGATAAGCTGATGTTGTTCCCCCATAATAAAAAGAACCACCACTGGGAAGCGAGGCCGGTGTGTTGGTATCACTTCCATTATAATAACTTCTAATAGCGTCACCTATTTTCATTGTGAAACACATGATTTTCCATGTAGAGCTGGAAATGTTTTGTCCAGAATATTGTCGGTATTCAATAACTCCTGCATTATTAATTCTACATAATGCATTTAATGCTCCTCCTGCTTCCACCCAAGACAAATAGTTACCGTTCGTATAATCACCGTTACCATATCCTATGATAGGGTTCCATCCCCCTGGTGTGTTTCCTTTTATAGCATACTCAATAGTCAACTCTGAAGATGGTCGTAGACTGGAGTGATTAGTTATTGCAACATAATCGTTAACTCCATCAAACACAATACTCCCCAAATTAGAACTACTATAGGTGGGTCCATTAGTCAGTGTTCCGCTATTGCTGTTTCCACTGATGTCTGTCCATGTCGTTCCAGAGCCAGGATAACTCCTAACACCAGCAGCATCTAGATACAAAACTAAACCAGAAGTCACAACATTAGGACTATATCTTCCACCCATGTTATACTCCGAACCGTGCGCGCGTGGCGTTGAAATTTTGTGCGACCTGTGCTGCTGTGAGAGCCACATTATACACTCTTACTATCGCAATTTTTCCATCATAAAAATATCCTCCATCAAGATAGGAACCTATTCGTATACCTGAACTGTTAGTGGGAATAGTATACGCTAATGAATCACTTGCTACCTGTACCCCATTCACATAAATTCTTCTATCACCTGATGTATATGTTCCTACTACTTGTGCCCAATTTGATGTTGACATATAAGATGCAGCAGGAGCGGTTAGGGACGCAACATTGGTAGTGTGCCGCCATGTAATGTTTGCACCTTCTTGGAACAAAGCATACTGTGAGTTCACTGCCCCCTTCTCAAACCAAAATCCGTTTTGACTTGTTGCATCAGTTTTCACCCACACTTCTACTGATGGTGTTTGTGTGTCTAATGCCGTATTATTAGCAATTGATATATAATCGTTTGTACCATCAAATACAAGACTTCCCCCATTCGCACTATCATAGGTGGGACCATTAATGATTTCACCATGACAGGCATTTCCTGATAAGTCTTTCCATCCCCCATTAGTTGCTACTGTAGTACCTCTGGTGCCTGCCACGAACGGCGTTGCCGATGACCGTTGTTCAATTTGTATGTTAGCAATGTCATAGGAATAGGGGCCACCTTCAGCATTGAACCAGTAACTAATCAATGAGTTTCTGGTGGGAGTGAATCCTAATGTATATCGTTGCCAGACACCCACTTCACCTAACGTGAATCCAGTAGCAAAAGCGTCGGCTCCAGAGACACCACCATAATTGTAATGATAAAAAGTTCCTGATTTGCCGACAGCATTTTGATTGACTGCTCTGGCCCAGAATGACGATACCACAGGTGACCCAATAGTTACGGATGCATCAACGTTGTATGCCATGTGGTCAGCACCTACTGGACGAGTAACGTGTTGTCGTAAGCAATCCGTAGGATTATATCCAGGCATTCCGGTAAATCCGTTCGTGATGACTTCTTTCACTAATCCTGAGTTGGGTAAATGTGGAGCACCCCACCACATGGTAGGAAAGTTGGTGCTGTTTACCGAGACACGCGTATCATTGGCAATGTTATCATGTACTTTATGGTATCCTGTGGATGAGTTGATATATCCTTGTGACCCATCTTGTGAACTGTTGTACTCATGTAGTGTGAATTGAGTGTCGGAAATTCTTTTGATGAAATAGTCTGTATTGGCCGTAACCCCACCACCTGTGGTTTGAGGACGCATCACATCATAGGTTCGTAATCCATGATTGCCCGTCATGGTCACAATATTACTTGATACAGAACTTACCGTACCGATGGAAAAGAAGGTGCCTGAGCCATATTGATTGGTGTTATAGGTACCCCATCCGTTCCCGGAGGTGGGTAAGGCATTCACGGACGGCGTGGGAATTAGATTGGTGGTGGCTTCACCACGGTAGGACGCACCGTTGGCAGCATCCAACGCCAATACCAATCCTGACTTTACTATGCCGGGATTAACGAATGTAGACATTAGATACCGAACCTTTTACGTGTTTGGTCAAACACCGTGGACACTTCAGCGTTGGTAATCATTCTGTTGAATGCCATGACCATGCCGACACCCCCTGTGTCCACAGTTCCTGCATAGCCAGTGAAAATCGTGATGTTTGCAGATTTTGTAACAGGTGTTGTGGACCTGGGGGTGTATCCACTTGTCCAGGTGCCACCATTCATGCTGTAATACCCTGAACGAGCTGCCACAGTTTTTGCTGAGGTCATTTGAATTCCCACCATGTTCCAGGTGTTGGCATTCATAGCTGGTGTACTGGCATAATCATAATCATTGTACCTGCTATACCAAGAAATACTGTTATTGGTTTCCCAGGTACATGCAATTTCTTGTTGATAGGATGCATAACTGGTGCCAGCCTTTTCAAAAATGGTTCTGCGTACTGAAGGTGTGGAACAATACAACCACATGATAAGTGTACACTCTGCACCTAGATCCACCAGATGAGTGTTTGTGGAGCAGCTCCAGTAACCTGAACTGTTGGCATTGAATGCCAACGCTCCACCCAGAGTCGTCAATGTGGTTTGTGTTCCAGCACTACTGAAGGTCAATTTGCTCGCACTAGTGTCATACCAGACGGAACCTGTGGGGTAGGAGCGAACACTACCTGCATCCAAACACAAGGTCAATCCTTTGTCTGCCGTCATGATGGAGTTTGGGTTAGCTACCATGGCCATGATTATATCCCGAACCTGGCACGAAGTGCGCCAAAATTACTAGTGACTTCAGCATCAGTAAGTGCCGTGTTGTACACACGAATCACAGCAATCCCACCAGAGAACTGCCGG